GGCACCAGCACCACCTGTGATCTTGCCCATCATGGTGTCAAATCTCTCGTCACCGGTAGCCTCCGCCACACCTTGCTCGCCTGCTTTTGCTTTGGCTTCATCTCTAGTACGACTGTATCCACGTGCCATTGCTTCTTTTTCTTGATTAGGGTAGACAGACGTTTTGAACATTTTGCCATCTTTAACAATGTACCAGTCTGTTGGATCTAGGTCGTGTCTTTCGTCATCTCTATGATTATTACCTCGGTCCATTCCACTTACACTGCTATCGTAATCACGCTGATATGCGTCTCTACGGTCATAACGGCCGTATGCTTCGTTGGCATCTTGTTGTGGATCAATGCCTTGTTCTTTTTGACTTTGTAGATAATCCCAAACGCCAACTAACATCATTTCTGCTTTGGCAATCTTTTCTTGTACCCATTCTGGTAAATTATCTTTGTCGTCGATAGTCTTTAACAATCCCATAACTGCTCTTGCTGAAGTAAGCAAGTTGGTATGTGCCATACCTGCTTCGTCATCATATTCACCGTTAAAGCCTTCCGCCACACCTTCTGAAAACCCGTTGTCTTCAAGATCGTTTTGTAATTCTATCTGGGCCATATTGAACCCCGATTTATATTCATCCCACTCAGTGGGTTCATCTGCTCTACTATAAGGATTATGATACGAGTTTGATCCCATTCTTTGACCATCGTAGTAACCTCGATCATAAGGATTAGGTGTCACCTGGCCTTCCGCCACACCTTGCTTATATTGTTTCTCTAGGTGTGCTTTAATCTTCTCAGCCTTTTGACGAGCAGCCTCACGCTTTTGAGGACTCGTTTCATTCTTGCTCCAATGCACTGCTGTGTCATGGTCTTTCTTTAGTTGAGCAATTTTGTCGTCCTTGCCTTCCGCCACACCTTGCTCGGGACTATGTCTCAGATTGGCAATGTAACCATCGGGGCCAGTCCATTGATCTTTATAGTCTTGCCATTCGTTCTGACTCCAGGCTATAGGGAACTGCTGCCAAGGCCACATTCCATGAGTATTAAACTCGCTAGAAAATTCCTGTATGTCTGCCAGTGTAATACCCGCGGTCTTGGTCTGTTTAGCAACCTCAATCAACCAGTGCGCCATGGTTTCGCCACCGTCTTCAAATTCGCTTAATTTTTCTAATTTACTAAACCTATCTACACCTTGCCTGGAAAAATTACGGCAAATATCTTCAAGCCATTTTATAAATTCCTGCCCCCATTTGGCCAATGCGGTTTCGGGGTCGCTGCCTGTTCTTGCAGCAAGAGACTTATTCAAATTATCTACACCTTGCCTGGCACCAGCACCACCTGTAATCTTGCCCATCATGGTGTCAAATCTCTCGTCACCGGTAGCCTCCGCCACACCTTGCTGATCTTTTTGTAACCATCCGTAGACACTGACTAGGTCACTGGGAAAGTCTTCGTCATAGTTGAATACAGACCTGGCTCTTTTATTACCTAGGTCTTTTACTGCTATAGGCCAAGCCGCATCTAATACTGCGTTCTCGTCTTTGATATTTGGGTTTGCGTTAAACACTTGTTTTGCTAGATCTTCGGCATACGATTCCGCCAACGGTTTCTTATGTTTTACATCACCCTGTTTCTCAGCTTTCTTCTTATCCTTGTGCTGACCAGCACCACCCATTTTAGCGTTCTTAGCAACAAAGTTACGAGGCTTTGGTGTTTCTTTCTTTTCTTGTGCAAGGATGCTATCTTCACGCCTCTTTCCAGGAGCTGTAGCAACAACACCTGCACTGGTCGCACCACTTGTGGCAGTTTCTAGCACATAGTGAGTGTCTTCGTTGTTTTTTATTTTTTTAAATTCGCTGGTCATTTTGTTTTATTCCAATTTGATACAGGGCTTACAGTATTTGTACCAGATAACTCTTTACTACTCATGTCACCGTGGTTAAGATCTGTATAATTTGCCCCTGCAATTTTGTAGGCTTGTTTAAGGATATCGGCTTCTACTTTAGTATAGGGGGCGGTTACTTTCCTTTTTCCAAGCCAGCTTAGGTAATCAACGTCTGGATTGTTTGTCCCGTCGCACATTGCGGCTGCAAGTCCGACCCTGTTAAAGGTGTAGTCACTATTGGCTTTTTCTGCATCACTGAATAGGTGTAATCCTCGTGTAGAGTTCTGTTGTCTTTTTGACAACTTGCCCGTTGTGCGTTCAGTGATAAGTTCGAGTATCTTCATAATGTATTATTTACCACGTCCGAACCATAACTTAAACCATTCATCTGTACCAGGTTTAATGCCCTGCTCACGTTGTATCTGTCCTTTATTACTGCCTACAACAGGTTGTCTTAGTGTAGCATTGTATTCTGCAAGCCGGGCTTGCCCGCCTAATCCGCCCATAATGCTAGTTGCTTTTAAGGCATGAATCGGATCTTCTGGGGCTAGATAAGCGTCATCTCCACTATCTTGCGGAACGTCATTTACGGTTATTCTGTATTGCTTCATTCATAATAATCTTATTGATTAAGATATCCATAACATCTTGCACATCTTCGCTGACTTTTACGCAACTATCTTTACCGTTCTTGGTACCGTTATAACGATACCCATCCCAACAGGCTTTGCCATCTGCGCCTTTTTTCTTAGATTCGTCTGCATATCTTACACGCACTTCTCTTTTCTTAAACATATCGATACTGGGCTGAGTTAGTGGTTTATCCTGAGATTGAAAATATTTACGCATTTCATCAGGTGTTGGTTTAGGCTTATCTGTTTGTTTTGTATCTTTGGTTTTAAATAATGATAGTTCTTCAACTTTCTCATCGTTAGCAAACTGTTTCTTAGTTGCTTTAACAATGCCACTGAAACGTTTGTCTGCAAGTTTATAGTTGCCTACTTTGTCAGCGGCACTAGCTTGGGCCCCAGCAGCCTTCTTATATTGTCCTAATTTCTCGTTAGATAATTCTTTTAAATTACCCCACTCGTCTTTGCTAGTAGTGTCACGTTTGGCAATGTTTCTGCCTTTTAAATGTTCTTCGCGACGTTTGTCTCCGGCAGCACGTAGTTTAGCAACCTTACCATCATCTTTATTAGCTAGTCGGCTTGCAGCATTAGCCATTGCATTGCTAGGTTCTTCTGCTACACCTTCACCTCCCCCGCCGTCTCCTTCACCAGATTCTCCACTACCGTAATAGCCATAGCCTGGAAAGAAATATCTGCTCAAAGATCTTGAAGTTTTTTTCTTTTTCTTTTTTGAGCCTTCCGCTACAGCTTTTGCTTTCTTAGGTTTAGGAGCACTCATAGCGGTCATACGTTCTTTAGCCTTGTTCATTAGATCACGTACTTCGTCGTCTCCAATTTCTGGACTCATAGCATCACGCCATACTGCAAATTGTTCTTGTTCAGACTTACTAGGATCCATTAATACTTGACGCATAGGTGTAGCTCGAGGCCCTTCTTCTCCTGCACTAGGATCGCCTGTTTCTTGACGACTTATTACGTCTAAATTGTCAAAACTGTATAAAATATTTCCTGATTTGTCTGGTTTATTGTTGTAATTCTTCAGATATTGAAAGGCCTTAACTTGATCAGCACCTAGTACTACTGTGACACTTGTATAACCTTGTTGATTTAAATTTGCTAATACACGAGTTAGATCTGGAATTTCATCAGTAGCAGGTTGGAAAATATGTCCGCTTTGTGGAAATACTTTTTTGTAGATTGCTATCTTTTCATCTGGAGTAATTGGATCATCTTTACCAACTGTCTTGCTAACAACAAAATAAGGATCACCGCCTACTTTGCCAGCCTGTGTTATAACTGAACTGGCTAGCATCATGTGTCCTTTGTGACCCATACCTCGGCCCCAACCTATAACAGCAGTTTTACCTTGACCGGTGCGTTGTATTGCTTCAAATATATTTCTTAAAAACATCTTAGTCCCTTCTTGGTGCCCAATTAGCTTGATCAATTGCCTTGACAAATTGTCCTGGCATGTCTTGTTTGAATGGTGTACCGGGATGTGCCTGTACATATCCTTCTGGCTTAGTTTGACGAATACCGCCGTGTGTACCAGAACTTAACTTTGTTATCAGTTGTAGTTTTTCTTTACTCAACATCTCTACAGCATTTAATACTGCGTTAAGACCTCTTTGATCGGCTAGAATCTTAGCAGCCTGGCCTGGAGAAACATTGTCATTAACCCAGTCTTGGAACTTGTCCTTAACTCCGGGAATGCGTAAATTTTGATTATAGAATTTGTATAGAACGTCACCTGGTTTAGTCAGTCCTGGCTTAGGTGCTAAGAATCCATCAATAAGAGCAGCATTAGCAGCAATAAACTTTTCAGCAGCAGCTAGACCTTTGTCTTCTACACCGGGCGCCTGCTCAACATAAGTAGTACCTTGTACAATAACATCCGGTGTGCTCAATGCTTCTGCATTGGGATACCGACCTTCTTCGCTACTACCTAATGCGTCATAATATCCTGTGACAGCAACCATAACCTTAGCAACCTTAATACGTTTGCCTAGATCACTAGCTACCGGAATATGGAATGCTGTTATATTAGGAGTAAAATCGTATTCTTGTGTTTGTGGATTTAACTGTGCAGGCTTACTAGGGTAGAATAATAATCCACCTTCTACATAACCTTTCTGTGGACTTACTTTTTCAAAGTAGGGCCAAAGGTCCATCATTTCTTGTGCAAATGCCTGTCGTTGCGGCATCTGTTCTGGAGTAGCTTTGCCAGTACCAAGCACAAAGTTCTTAATATCCTCTGGACTATACATAGCTGTAGGAACACCGGGTGTAACTTCCATCTTACCACGCTTGAGATATTCCCAAGCATTCTTTGGAATCATTGAGAAGCGACCCTGCTCATCCTTGCCCCAGTACATGACAGGACTACCATCCCATTTTAATTCAATCGTACCACCTTGATTACCCATGCTTTGCAATCGTTCAACAGCATGTAGACCACCAGTGCTACCATTGGTAAACACTAGATCTTCAATATGTTGATACTTACGACCTACTGTAGGTGCCGCAGCTTCAATAATTAATTCGCGGATTTTCATAGGATATGATCTATCAAGAATCTAAACCATTCTTGACTACCCTCTTTAAGATCCATGCCTGGAAAATATTTGTCTCTAATAGCAACATATTTTTCTGGATATGGTTTTAGAGCAGCCATTACTCGTTGTGGGTTTCCCATATCGGCAGCTGATGCAGAAGGTCCAATAATAATTTTGGCAATTTCGTCTTTGTTGTTAGTGACTAATTCTTTAGTCATACGATCGACTAGGCCTTTGTAAGGACTCATCATAACACTTTCGTGCCCTTCGACGCTACTCATATTGGCAAGGTCTGCCCACATACCATGTAGTGTCCCACCTTTCATTTGTGGATCACTGTAGTCATGTGTATGCAGTGGTTGAGCGGCAGCAGCATTTTCTACTGCCATTAGGTCAACTTGTACTACATCTTGTGTTGCACCAATTGGAATACCAACGTGAATGCTAACACCTGTACGTGCGGCAAACAGGCCTTTGCTCTTAAAATAATCTTCTAATGCTTTGCGACTTAGTTTTAATTCTTTAGCAGGAAAAGCCTTCATTAGTTCGCTGGCATCTATTAGTGCATCTATGTCACTGCTGACTTCTTTATGCCCTGCTGATCCAATAGGATATAAATTTAATCCTTGTGGAAGAATCTTTTTTAGATTAGCCATTACTAAAGGAAAATCTGCCTTTCGTAATTCAACTGCATTTGGTATAACGTTTCCGCCTTCATTTAACTTCATGATATTATCCTAACTTATACTTTCCTGCCCCGATATCGTCATAGTAATGATCGTGTATTCTATGGCACATCTCTTCTCTAAACTTTACGGGAAAAATTTTACTTAATTTACCCTGTAACTTTTCTTTTTGGTAATATTCTTTACAACCCTTTTTTACCATAGGCATGTATAATTCTAGAATCATTTCCGGTTCACACTCTTTTAAAGTTTTTATCTTTTTAGCAATAGAGAAGAAATAATCCTTGTGTAACTTATCGTGGTCAATTATAAACCAAAATAAATCATCATCGAGGTTATCAAGATTTGGAGATTTGCTCTTAACGTCTTTATTAACATCAAGCGGCTTATTAAAAAATTCAAGTAGTTTCATGGCGTATTAGTGATTGTATTGGATTGATGTAACAGCGCCTTCTTCAATCTGTATGTATCCTCGGACCCATACAAAGTTACCTGTGAAGTTAGAGAGATCGACACTAGATTGTGTTCTAGCGTCAAATTCTGTGTAGCTTACATCTGTATTTGATACTGTGAACCAGTCTGACGATACTGGTTCTGATGCTAGAGTAGCTTGCATAGTAACAGTCCCGATGAAGTATCGAGTGGTGTTATATGCTACTGTATGGAATCCATCACTTCCACCGAAGTATCCGTCTCCTTTAACCCTATCGCTAAGAAAGGAAAGGACGCCTGTTCCTGTATTTGGGTAATCTACAAGAACCGTGTTAGTACCACTTGTGGTATGAAAAATGAGATTTTGACTGAGTGCTGGCATAATACGTTATTTATGCCACTAATGCGTTCTCCCGCAAGATGAACTCTTCGGTCTTTTTAACGTATCCGCTAAGGTATAATCCTATCATACTCAACATTTTATCGTCTATAACATACATAAACGGGTCTTGTGCGTAGTTTCGTTGACTCATAAGCCAGCGCCTGCTAGTTTCACTTATTACTATGTTGTTTCCGTACTTATCCGCCCAGATTAAAAATGCTGACCTCTTATCTGGAGAGAATTTACTCTTAAAAAATACTCTATACTTGTACATATCCTTAGGGTATGTATCGCATAGAATTTTCTTATGGCCGTTACTTAACAAGAATTTAAGTTCTTCCTGTGTAGTAGGACCGCTAATTTTCTTAATCCATTGATCGAGAGCATTATCAATTTCTTCAAGAACACTAGGATCTTTGCAAAATAGGTTAAAGTGACAATTCTCAACTCTAATCTGAATTTCTTCTTTTCTATCTAAGAAAGGTTCTACAGCATTAATAAATTCTAAAAATGTAACTGTATCCAGAGTTTTGGATAGGGGTACAACCGGCGCACCTTTACCTGTGTTACACCATTCTTTACACGAATCAATGCCGCTGTGGATAATTCTAGAAGCTCCGGCTTGCCGGCATTCTACTTTGTACGGCCACTTATTAAAAAAGAGCTTACTCGACTTCAGCTTTTGAATTGGAGTTTTCATCTGTAACTTTGATCTTTTCAACAGGTAACACATCTATAACATTAAGTTTGAGTAGTTCGTTTTCGATGCTAACTTCTACTACTCCGCCGTTAGTTAACTTGCCAAACAAGATTTCTTTACTTAGTGGCTTCTTAATAAACTCATCGATAGTACGTTGCAGTGGTCGGGCACCCATTTTACTGTTAAATCCTTTTGCAATTAAGTATTCAACTGCTTCTGCATTTAGTTTAATATGTATATTCTTATCTTTGATCAGTGCGTTAAGTTCATCGATGAATTTCTTAACTATCTTGATCATATTAATTTGATCTAATTTGCCAAATTTAACAATACCATCTAAACGATTGCGAAATTCAGGAGCAAAGAATTTATTAACAGCATCCTTGGTATCTCCATCTCGTTCTAAGCTACCAAACCCTACACCGTTCTTTTCATTATCCGCTGCACCTAAATTACTGGTCATAATAATAATAGCATTGCGACCATCGGCTTTCTTACCGTTGCTACCAGTAATAAACCCATTGTCCATTAACTGTAACATTACGGTCAACACATCTGGGTGTGCCTTTTCGACCTCATCTAGCAATAGAATACAGTTAGGATTTTCTTGTAGATTAGTAATTAACTGTCCAGCATTATCATCAAAGCCAATGTATCCAGGAGGAGCACCAATAAACTTTGCTACTGAGTGTTTCTCTTGAAATTCACTCATATCAAATCGTACAAGTTTAACACCCATGCTGTTAGCAAGTTGTTTAGCAACTTCTGTCTTACCAACACCGGTTGGCCCAACAAACAAGAAGCTACCTACAGGTTTGTTAACAGCCTTAAGACCTGCTTGTGAAATAAACACTTTGTCTAACAAACTCTCAATAGCAGTTTCTTGTCCAAATACTTTACTACGTAGATTCTTTTCTAGACCAGCAAGATTTAAACCTTCTTTAGAATTAATTTGTTCTAATGGCAAGTTTGCAATTTTTGCAACTTCGAATAAGATTTCATCGTGATCAACAACACCGTTTTCTTCATCTTTAACTTTGAAACGAGCACAGGCACAGTCAATTAAATCAATTGCTTTATCGGGCAACTTTTTATCACTCATGTATTTTACAGAATATGATACTGCATCAAGAATTGCTTGATTTGTAATTTTAACACCATGATGCTTTTCGTAATACTTTCTAAGTCCTTTTAAGATCTTTACTGTAACTGCTTCACTCGGCTCGTCAACAGTGACACGTTGAAAGCGGCGCATTAACGCACGATCTTTTTCAAAGTGCTTGCGAAATTCTTCCCAGGTAGTAGATGCAATAACTTTTAATGTGCCTTTGCTTAGTGCAGGCTTTAACATATTAGCCATATCGTTGCTGCCTCCACTGACTGCACCAGCACCATTCATCATATGTGCTTCGTCAATGAACAAAATACATTTGCCTTTCTTTTCAATGGCACCAATAATCATCTTTAGCCGTTCTTCAAAGTCTCCGCGATACTTACTGCCAGCTAGGATAGAACTAATATCTAAACTATAAACAGTATGATCTTTAATAAAATTTGGAACATTTCCCTCAACAATTTTACGAGCAAGTCCTTCTGCAATAGCAGTTTTACCCACACCCGGATCTCCAATTAACATAACATTAGCTTTGTTTCTACGAGCTAGTACTAGTTGCATTTCTTCGATTTCTTTTTCACGACCAATAACTGGATCAATTTTCTTTGCCTTAGCACGGGCTGTTAAGTTTGTGCAAAATTGATTGATCATCCTTTCTACTTGAGGATTTCTGCTCTGTACTTCTGTAATTTCGTCGTCTTCATCTTTAGTATTTTCTTTTTGTATAAAGCTGAGAAATTTATCTTTATCAATCTTAGCTTTTCTAATGAAATAGTTTGCGTAACTTTTCTTTTCGGCAAACATACTAATAAAGCAATCGATAGGTTCAATAACCTGTCTGCCTGAAAATAAGACATGTGTAAATGCACGATTTAAAACCTTATCTACTGTATGAGTTTTCTTAGGTCTGTCTACCTGGAGATTAACAATTTCTTTTAAATCTTCTTGAATAAATTTTGTTACATCTTTAGTCAGTGTTTTAACATCAGCGCCAAAACTTGTTAATAGTTTCGCAAATGATTCATTGGTTACTAAACTATGTAAGAAATGTTCTAGCGTAACGTATTCATGATTGTATTCGCCTGCTAAATTTACAGCAGATTCGAAAATTTGTTCTAAGTCTTTATTCGGTTGTAGCATTAAGTTTTCCTTCTTTAATATTTAAGAAATTAATTGTTTAACAAGATCTTTTTGTTGTTGATTTAGATCAGTTGGTATGGTTATGTTGATTTCTAAAAGAAGTCTTCCTTTCATCCTTGGGTCTGCCATGTACGGCATTCCGTATCCTTGTACTGCCAATGTCTGTCCTGGTTGTGTGCCTGGAGCAACATTAACTTCGAGTGTCTTTCCATCTAAGGTATCAAACTTAACAGTTTTACCTAGTATAGCATCAAAGCAACTAACAGTCAATGTTCTTAACAAATCATCACCTTGCCTTTGATAGATATGATGTGGTTGAATATTAATTGTTAAATGTATGTCTCCTCTAGGCACATTGTTATAAGTGTCATCACCCATTCCAGCAAGCCGCAGTACTGTGTTGTCTCTAACTCCCGGAGGAATTTTAACTTCTAACACTTGTTCAAGTCCACTAGGTAATCCTACATTGGCCATCAAGTTTTTGCCAAGATAGGCTTCTTCGAGTGTAATAGTAGTTTGTAAATTTAAATTACGATTTCTTTGAGGTTGTCGAAAACCTTGTCCAAAGAAAGGATTTCCGCCCTGCCCAAATGCTTGAGCAAAGAAGTCTTCGAATCCTGGAGGAACACCTCCACCAAAATGGAATCCGCCTCCTCCAAATTGTGGTTGAGGATTATCATACTGTTGTCGTTTTTCTGGATCGCTTAGTGTAGCGTAAGCGGCCTGCACTTCTTGAAACATAGCAGTATCTCCACCTCTATCTGGATGGTGCTGCGCGGCTAATTTTCGGAAAGCCTGTTTAATTTCGTCTTGGCTAGCGTTTCTAGGAACGCCTAATGTTTGATAATAGTCTGTCATAATAGAAAAAAGGTATAGTAAATTATACTATACCCTTTGGTGAATGTCAACAAATTATTTCTTCGCTGGCGGAACTTCTGTCCCCTCTAGCTTTTTATGTACTTTAATTTTCTTACATTCTTGGACAGGCTTGCCATCTTTACCGTTAACAACCTTTCCGGCTTTGTCTACTTTGTCTTTGCAAACTTCTTTCATTTCTCCGCCAGCAAATGCTGGACTGGATAATACTAAACATAGACCTGCTACAAATATAACATTTTTCATTTTATTTTTCCTTTTAGATTTCTGGTTGGAAGGCAGGGGCTGGGGCAGGCTTGCCTCCAAATCCTGCTACTACTGCGGGTGCTGTTGAGACTGGGGTTGTTCCCCAACTTGGTGCTGCGTTAAAAGATCCAGACGTTGGCGCTCCAAAGCCTGTATTTCCGCCAAAGCTACTTGGTGCTGGTGAACCAAAGCTGCTGGAATTGCCGAAGCCTCCTGATTGCGGTTGGCTAAATGTTGAAGACCCGCCCGCAAATCCTGCTCCTGATGTTTGTAGTCCGCCATTGTTTGCTCCTCCTAATTTTTCTTGTGTGCGACCAAACGCCGCAATACCTAATACTGCACCCATGGCAATGTGGAATAGACCAGCACCTTGCAGTGTTAGTGGATTCCATTGTGTAATGTTTGTGCCTGTGGTTGTTTGCAATAGACTCCATAAAATTGGAAATACAACCATGTCCATGGTACAGACCAGCATATACATCCAGCCCATCATTGGACGCCATTTACTGTTCATCCAATCTTCTTTTTTACTTTCGCTTGCGCTTTTTACTTCTTCTGCCATTTTTCGCTCCTAGTGTTTAGTGTTTATTGTGTTAGAACCAAAGATATATGCCATTTAGGCTTAGTAGTATTCCAAAACCTGCTACTACAAAACTGCCCCAGAACATAGCCACGCTAACTGCAAGAATACTTGCTGATAGAACAACGATAGCTAACTGGTAGGCTGTGCTAGCGTAGCCAATCCAAGGAGATGACTTTTTAGCCTCTTCACGAGCAGCCTCCATTTCCCTTGCCTTAACAGCGATTTCTTTCTTGTCACTGTCCATACGCTCTTTTTCGGCTTGGAATTCTGCTTTTAGTTTTGGATCAGCTGCGGTCTTTGCGGCAATCTCGTAGCTAACGCCACGACCTGCTTTGGCTTGATACTGTGCCCATGTGTTGTTAGCACCCAGTGTATTGTTAAGAACTGTAGAACTTAATTTGCCACCGTACCATGCATTGACTGCTAACAACAATGCAAATACGGAAATAACCATACCTGCTTTGTCTTTTAGTTTGGCTTCACGCTCCGAACGTGATCCAACTGGCGGCTTAGGTGCGTCTGGATCCTTTGGTGTTTTGTTTACTAAATTTAATATTGAATTCATTTTTTTCCTTTTTAAATTATGGCCATTGCAATATTACATGCCTGCACTATATATCTAAATGCAACTTCGTTACCTGCACAGTCCTGTGCCGCACGAATGTCTCGAATTTCTTGTAAAAGGTAATTCTTTTCTTCTACAGAAATATTGCCCATTTGACACTGTTCAGTGATTGCTTGAATTTCTTGTTCTAGTGGATGCATTATCTTCCTCCCCATGCAGACTTGGCTGCTTCTATTCTTTGGTGTGCAGTCTTTTTACCTATTTCACAAAATGTCTTCGACCCGCCCTTACCCATGCGCTCTATATGAGTGTGAAGGCCTTTAAGATTAGCTGTCTGCGGATCATTACGCCATTCTGAATATTTGGCTAACTGTTCTGTAATAGGCGCAACTGTGTTCCATGTCGGAGCATCACAATTCTGATGTAGAATTGCAATATCTGCGGTAACTAATTGATTAAACATTACTGGATCGTGAGGACGAGGCCAGTATTCTTTAATAGTAGAACATCCGCTAAGTGCTATTACCGCTACTAATAAAAGATGTTTCATTAGTGTGCGCCTACTACGTGTAATGCGTGTTCGTAATGTTTGATACGATCTTCTAGACCAATGGTGCCGCCGTTAATACGTTTGGTCAATGTAAGGATGTCGCCCTTGTCGGCCCACTGATTTAAATTATTACTTTCCCAGAACCAGCAGGCACTTTGAACAGCACCTTCAAATGTTCCAAGGAATTCAGGAATATCTTCTACAGGAGTTTCGATACTATCGGCAAAATTTTGATAATTGTTTTTGCCTGTTAACTGAATTAGCCCACGCCCGCAATAGCGGAATCCGTCCCCACTAGCTTCGGGACCGTTACCCATACGTCCACCGTAGACTTTATTAGCAATAGCTTCTTGTTTATTAGGTAAACTAGCGTAGTAATTAGCAGTAGCATCGTCGGGGAAATACTTAGGAAAAATCTTACGTAATGTAACAGCTTTGTAGTTTAAGTTTTCTTTCAATGCTTTAAAACCTCCACTCTCATGAGCGCATTGTGCAATAAACGCCGCAACACGTTGTGGAGTATTAATATCATAATCAGGCAATGCTTGCTCTAATGCATGATACCAATGATCTAAATATGGATTGCCTGGTAGCAGTTGAGCTAGCTGCTCTTTTGTTAAAATAAAATTTGACATTGTTTCCTCTCTTTAAAATCCGAATATATTTTTCTTTGGTTCTATCAAAAACTTTTCTGCTATGACAGCACCTTTAGCTCTTACATGAGCATCGGGGCTGACTAACATCTCATTTATCAATGCAGCCTTGGCCATCTTATCCATGGTTTGGTCCTTAGATATTGATTTTTGTACTTCTGGATTAGTAGCACAGCCTACTAATAAAACTGATGCAATAATTAATGCAATTTTCATTTAATGTTTCCGTATATTTTCTTTTGTGTTTCGTACCACTCTTGCCATCCGTCAACTTTAGTCGAACACTCGTGATACAATGTATAGTTATGAATTACAACTTTTAACATCTCTGTTATAGCTACTTTGTCGCCTTCGATCTTTTTAAGATTTTCGCATTTTTCTTTTAGTATTTGAGGTACTTCTGGAAATGCTGGCTTGATTGGCACAGCAGTTGAGCATCCTACTAGTAGGGTAGTTATAATTAGAGCAAGGTATTTCATTTTTTACCTTCCGCTGCTTTATTTAATTCTGTCGCTTGATTGTGCAGATCAATTATTTCTTTAGGAACAGGGCATTGTTCAATATACTTGATAATTTCTTCTTTCTTAACAACTTCTCTATCAATGTAGTTAACAATGTCTTTGCCTTTTTCTTTGATTATTTTAGTCTTTGTAACAATCTTTTCTTGAACTACGACATTTGTTTCTTTAGACTTAGTTTCTGCTTCAATAATCTGCTTCTGTAGATCTGCAATCTTGTCTTGCCATTTTGCTTCATTAGCAGTAACGCCTTGAAAATACACACCTACTATTAGTGCAATAATTGAAGCTACCTGAATAGGTAATCTATAAGTAGAAACAAATGGAATAAACTTTAAAAGCCATGTTGCTAAGGTTCCTACAATGCCAGATATTAATACCAAAGTCCAAACCCAATCAGGTATAAAACTTAACATCCAAATTATTTGTGACATAATTACCAACGATCCTTTTCAATGACTATTGCCTTTGTTCCGTTTCTAATTAAAAATTTATTACCAATTTTATTAAATTCGTAATTTCCTAGGTACTTGGCCAAGAAAAACATCTGACTCTGACTTGCTTCATCTAAACTTAGTCTACCTGGAACTGTATCTTTAACCTTCTCATAGTCCCCAATTGAAATAAATTGTGCTTGAATGTCACCGGCGTACGGGCGTCTAAATGTTAATACATTATTTTCATCTAAGCTAACATTGGCTGCGCCCTGATCAAAGAACTCCTTAATATCGCCTTCTTTAATTGCCAATACTTTTGCTTGGTAATCTTCCTTAGTTAGGGGAATATTTTTTGCCACAGTATCTTCAGTAAATTCTATAAGTTTAGAATTTTTTTGATATTTAAAATGCCACTCTTTACAGTCGCATAGTTGACCAATTCCTTTTAATAATTGCCTTAATTGTTCTGTTAGTTCGGGAGTTCTCTCAATCTCAACAAACACTTGGTATTGTCCGTCATTTTCTTCACCTGCACTCATATCGGCATCTAAAATAAAAGGATAACCTTTTTCAATAAATTCCATCATATCAATTGCAGGGTTCTTTTCACGTACATGAAATCCTAGAACAACAATATCTTGGTCCTCACCCATTTTGCTACTATATCTATCTACAGTAAACACTTCAGAGACGTAATCTCTTAGGTCGCCGGATCTAAGTCCTTCAGTTAAATTATGCGGTTGGTGCTGGTGCTTCATTTGCTGGTTCCTCTTGGGCCGCTGTGCTAGCGTCTATGTCTTGTTTGCTGTATTTCATTAGTTCAGCCATTCTATTATTTTCTTTATTGTCTTTACCTGTATCTACGTCTTGCATTAGCTTCTTAGGCATAGTAATTGTTACAGTCCAAATTGGATGAGCATCAATTTTACCTTTCTTAGTACCGGGACGGAAATCGTCAGGGTCTTTGATTTTCCTAGGCATTAAGATTTCATCTTTAGTAAAAATAACCTTGCAACCATAATCTACTAGTCGTTTTCCGCCTTCGGGGTTAGGCATATTATCACGGTCCCACATTAGTTTTCAAGT